GTTTTGATGCGAGTTGTGACGCGGTCTCATCACATATAATGATACTTAGACCATTACACACATCGGGTTTATTCACTTTATCGGGGAACTCCAAATTGAACGCCTCTATAGATATTGCTGGGATATCTGGGGCTTCGTCAAGAAGTCTATCATACTCTTCGCGACACTTCTTGACAAAATCAACAACCTCCGTGCGGTCATTCTCATCGAGGGACAATTCCATATCTATATTTCTATAGTACTTGGAGTACTGGACACACATCGCAGAGTGTGCCTCTGAGAGACTCAAACTTTGACTAAACTTACCTATAGATGTGAGGATACCACCCAGAACATTGAGGAACGCAAAGAAGTACTGCACAATCATAATTTTAGCGCGAGTTTCCGATGAAACACTATCATTCCCACTTGGATTGAGAACCGCGAAACCCCCAACACCTGTGATACTCGCGATGATTATACTCGGGTATGACAGGTAATCATTCTGTTTTTTGAAGTGAAGGCGTGCGTGATTATGAAGCCAGCGATATCCCGCGGCTCGCTCGGCCCACGATTTGAGGAGCTTCTCCTGCTTCTCACACCACGGGTGGGGATCCATTATTTTACGTGGCTATTTTTAATCTCGGTGGCCTCTCGGTGTGCCATGGTATCCACGAGTTCATTCTGTGGGTGTCCATTGTGTGCCTTGACCCACTTCCACTCCACAGAGGTCATCTTACCCTGGAGAGTATCAATTTCGATCCACAACCCCTTATTCTTTACAGGTGTACCCGCGGCGGTGCGCCACCCATTTCTCTTCCAATTCTTAATCCATGAAGTTATTCCATTCTTGACATAGTTACTATCGGTAAACAGTCTTATCTCAAGAATGTCGCGTGCGAGACACTGTTGAAGTGCCTGAACGACGGCAGTCATTTCCATGACATTATTTGTTGTTCCATCTTTACCCCCCGACATATTAATGCCCGCGCCAGTCACGGCCCAACCACCTGGACCGGGGTTTCCCAAACAACTTCCGTCTGTGTATACGTCTTGCATTTGTTATTACATTGTGTCATTTATTTAAGTTTGAAATATCCATTGCGACCATTACGCGAAATCGCAACAATGGACACAATAATACCAGTAACAAGGATTGATATTGGAATCCACATACCCAATTGCTGCTGTGTTGTTTTTTGTTTGCTTGCCATTTGATATATACAGACAAAATTATTTGGCAATAGATTATACCGAGATTATTTCTAATTTGAGAACGCTAAACAAAACTTAACATATTTGAATTATGTTAATTTTTGTGTTTTAAATACGCGATCGAGTTACATAATTAGCTTAGTTGGAGAACGCGAGACCACCCATACCAGATTGGATGCGGAGGACGTTGTAGTTGGTCGCGAACATGTGCATGGTGGTGGCATCGGTAGCCTTCATGGTCACCGCAACTTGGGCGTTGTCGATGCGGGAGAAGTTGCAAGTACCAGTTGGTTGGTGCTCTTCTGGCTTCAACGCGAAGGAATAAGAGTACACACCTGGGTATGGGCAACCAGTGTGGTGGTTGAAGGATTGCACTTGGTTGAAGTACTTACCCGCTTGTTCCTTGAAACGGTCTTGACCGTTGAGGACCAACTTGAAGGTGGACAATGGACCGGCCGTTTCTTCGGTGAAGTCGGCAGTGGAACCCGCCGTACCAACCGCGAGGAGTGGGGCACCCGAACCTTGGGTGATTGGCACGTAGCAGTTGGATTCAGAAACCGCGCGCGCGTTGGACTCGAGAACAACATCATCCAATTGGTTGGACGAGGTGAAGTTCCACAAGGACGAGCGAGCCGCGGTGTTGGAGAAGCACCACACCAATTCCTTAATTGGGTGGTTGTAGGACAAACGAACTTGCTTGGGGGCAGCGGAAGTCACGGTGTCCGAGCCAGTGTGTTGCACTTGCTCGATGAGGTATTCGTGACCCTTTTGCGCGAAGCGACGACGCTCTTCGGTGTCCAAGTACACGTAGTTGGCCCAGACCTTGAAAACATTCTTGTTAACATAGGTCTCCATGTCGGAGGCCAAGTCAATGTCGATGCGGACTTCGTGGTATTGGAGGGCAATCAAAGGCAAGTACAAACCTGGGTTACGGTTGAAGAAGAAGACCAATGGCAAGTACACGGTCTTACCGGTAGCCGCAGTGGTCATCTTGGCGTAGGACGCCTTCTTGGCTTCATCGTGGTACAAGTTATCGTACAAACGCCACCACTTTTGGTAGTGCTTGTCGATGCGTTGGCCACCGATGGAGAGTTCAACGTTGTTGACCGCGCGTTCCGCGACCCAGCAAGCATCCGCAACCGCCGAAGTGGTAATAGTCGCCGCAGCGTTAGATTGCAATTCAATGTACATGTCACCGACCAAATCACCGTTACGGGCAATGGTCACAGACACGCGACCGGAGTTGGCCGCAGTACCGTTGACAGTTTGTTCGATGTTTTCCATCGCGAAGTTGGTGTGACGCTTGTACACAGCCTGGAAGAAAGTGACTTTTGGGTTACCAGTCAAGTAGACATCTTGGGCGCCATAGGCGACGAGTTGCATGAGACCACCGGCCATCGTGAGAGTTTTTGTACTATATAGCAAGATTTTTTTTCTGGTCGAAATCGCACGAGTGCGAAAATTACACAATCAACTTTTCTCAGCATATGTTAAAATGTCGTCACAGCCTGAAGATGAAGTTGAAGATGGGGAAATTGTATCTGACGAAGAAGAAGAAATTGTATTGTCTGAAGAGGAAGAGGAAGATGACGAATTCTTTATGGACGAAGACGAGGGTGTCATGGATGTCGTTGGTTTGATGAGTTCGCTCTTGGCGACCCCAGACGGAGACACTGTGTGTTCGGCTCTCGTGAATATCTCCAATCAATTGGAAACCCAAAATAGAATTCTGATAAAAATGCTTGCCAAGATGTCCCAAAAATCTACTTAGAAAGATATCGCGTTACTTAGTAAATACCATAGAAAATGGAACACACCCATTTCATCGATAAGGAACCCAATAAGTATGAGGCACTCTCCGAGCTTCAAAAACAGCACATCCAATCGATGAAAGAAGAACAGGTACTTGACGTGATTAATAAGTTTGAACAGGCGTGGTCTCTAAAGACAAACGACTTCCGTAATGCCCGCGAACTTGGATATAGACAATACATTCACCCCGAAAACTTCGACGACACTGGAAATCCAATTCCAAATCAAATCGATATCCTTGCGATCAAAGGTAACCGTGATCGTCAAAGAACGTATCTGATCAACTTGAAAAACCACGCTCGTGATATCAAGCTTCACAAGTATGATCACGCGGATGATGGGATGACCGTTGTACGCCGAATCAATAACGTCCTGAAGCAGTTGTGTGACGGGTATGAGAACATTCGCAGACACTATACATCATTTGAACGGATTGACAACCCAACTGCACTTCCACAGTTTAGTGTGACGGGAGATCCATCGACGATGGACGAAGAGGAAATTGAAAGTTCGACTCCGTTCCAGAAGTGTTTATTGTATGCCCTGGATGAAACGTATAAGAGTGGGTATCGTCGATACAAAGATTCGTGTTGTGAAGAGAAGAAGACGGTCGAGGGTCATCGAACAAGGGCATGGAAACCCAAGTTCACAATTGAAAGATTCGTATATTCTCTTGCACAGAAAGATGACGATTTCGTTAATTGGAAGCACTTTACAAGCCGAGGCTCGGTGTTTCGAGAAGTGATTGATAATCTTTCAAAGTGTATTGATGCACAGTTCCCAGAAATTACAAAAAGACGTCAAGTGTGGTCATTTAAAAATGGTGTTTTCATTGGTAAAGAATGGATTCCCGACAGAGGGGTGTACGATTGCTGTTTTTACCCCTATGAAAGTAAGGAGTTCAGATGCCTTGATCCAACAATCATTGCGTGTAAGTATTTTGACAAGCAATTTGATGACTTTTCTCACATTGACAGATGGCAAGATATCCCAACCCCGTTCTTCGACTCGATTCTAAAATATCAAAAGTTTGACGATGATGTCTGTGATTGGGCCTATGTAATGGGTGGACGTCTCTGTTTTGATGTGGGTGATCTCGATGGGTGGCAGGTTATTCCATTTTTCAAGGGTATTGCACGGTCCGGTAAGTCAACTCTAATTACGAAAGTATTCAAGAAGTTCTACGAAGATGAAGATGTTGTGACAATGTCGAATAATATTGAAAAAAAGTTTGGACTCTCTGCGATCAAGGATGCTTTCATGTTTATTGCCCCAGAGGTAAAGGGTGATCTCGCACTCGAACAAGCCGAGTTTCAGTCGATGGTATCAGGTGAAGATGTATCTGTGGCTGTAAAAAATAAGACTGCGACGAGTATTGAATGGAAGGTCCCGGGTGTATTGGGTGGGAATGAGGTTCCAAACTGGAAGGATAATTCGGGTTCGGTGCTCCGCCGTATTCTCACCTGGAACTTCTCAAAGCAGGTCAAGGATGCAGATCCCCAGTTGGATCAGAAGCTTGATGGTGAAATCCCCATTATTCTTCTCAAGTGTATCCGAGCGTACTTGGATTACTCAAACAAGTACAGAAACAAGGATATTTGGAATGTTGTCCCCGAATACTTCAAGAAAATCCAGAAGCAGGTTGCAATGGTTGCGAGTACCCTCCACAATTTCCTGGAATCCACCAGCATTGTCTATGGGAACGACCTCTTTGTGCCCCAGAAGCTCTTCATCCAGGTATTCAATCAGCACTGCCAAGCGAACAATTTGGGCAAACCCAAGTTCAACCAAGACTTCTATGCAGGTCCATTCAGTTCACGGGATATCGAAGTCAAGGAAGAGACGGTGACTTACAAGGGTCGAACATATCCAAGACAGCCCGTGATCTACGGTCTCGACGTCATTGAAGAAACGCTTGGATTTGCAGATGATTATTAAAAAAAATGCTGACCAATAGTAATATGAGCCAACAGCTCAGAGAATTTGTAAAGCAGTCGGGTGTGGAGTTACGCACCACGAACAGCCCAAGTTCAGTATCCACAACCGCGTCAAATAACGCACTCAATAGAGAAATTGAGATGGAACTTGGAATTACCCGACAACAGGAGTTTCCACCTCGCCTTGAAAAGAATATGATGAGTAATGAAAATTATGGCGAGTTTGCGGAGTTTGTGTACAACTCAAACAATGACATGAATAACATTGTAGCTGATATTCCCATACCAAAACCAGAGCTTACCGTGAGTAAGTTGAACCCAGGTATGTTCAATGCAACGGTGAATCGTCAATTCAGCGCTGATACTCGTATCAACCTTAAAAAGATTCTCCTCAAACAACCCCTCCCAAAATCACCCATTGGTGAGGGTCTTTATATAGACACCACAGAGATTAATGGTATTTATGGACGATTTGTCACGGGGTTTACACATACCCGTGAATATGGTCGCAAGGGGAATATGAACTTGAACTTTTTTACAGTTCAACTCAAGATTATCGTAACAAATGGGGTGGAATCCAAGGGTGCTACAGTCAATTTCTATAAGAATGGTAAGATTCGATTCTCTGGGGGGTTTATTGGGACAAATATCGCGAATCAACCTGAGCTCATTCGACGATTCATTGTGGACAATTATTCCGATAAAGAAGCCTTTCTCTATAGCCCATTTGAATACAACAATCTTAGTGGTCAGTTCAGAATCAATGGGGTCATACGTAACATGGGTGAACTTGCGCGTCGGGGGCAACGACAATATGGCTACACGGAGATAAAATATGATGGTGAGTTGTCTCCATTTATGTATATCACTTACAATGGACACAAGTATATTATCTCAAAAAGTGGTAATATTCAAATATCCGGGGCGCGAAACCCTGCGGATATGTTGGTCGCATACAATGATGGTATTGATCTTGTCCGAGACTTGAACACAAATGGTGAAATTGTATTGTCCAGTAGTTCTAATATTCCACGTAAACTTGTGAAAAAACAAACCAAGAAGTCACCCAAATCAAAGAAGACCCGTCGAGCTGTGTTAAGTACAAATCAAAAGGCGGCCCTTAAGATTGATGGTCGACAATGTATGCGCCTTTCAAAGTCGGAACTTGTGGATCTCGCGAAGAAGTTGGGTGTTGTAGGCATTACCCAATCCTCCAAGAAGGAGGACATCTGTAAAAAGATCAAAGGTATATCTAATACCAAAACGGCGACATTCAAAAACACAAACAAGGGGCGTAACGTGACCCTCTCAGGTACAAACAAATCATTTAAAGTTGGTCGCGCGACCTGTACGGGTTATAGCAAAACCGAACTTCTTCGTGTCGCGGGGATCCTCAAGATTAAGCTTGATCCCAAGGAAACGAAAGCGACTCTCTGTGCAAAGATTGAAAAGGTGCGTAACGCGATGGTAGCCCCCAAACCAAAACCAAAGACACCACCACCCAAACCAACTAGGAAAGAAGTGGCAAAGCAAAAGGAAGTGGTAAAGACGCAACAAGTTATCAAGAAAAGAGGACTCAATGAAAACTCGATTCGTAGAGACCTTGTTAAATTGTACGGTAGTCGGTGGATGAACCGTTACAAGAATGTGATGCCCTCGATTGATAATGATGTGAAAGCAGTCAAAGTGAAGATTAATGAATTGAACAAGGGTAATAAATTGGGTCTCCCATTCAAGAAGAATGTGGATACCATTAAGAAGGGTATGGTTAGTAATTGGAAAATGGAAAGAAGACGAGAATTGGAAAAGAAGGTCATTGGAAGTCAACTCAATGTCACTAACGTTCCACGTAACTTGGTGACACAATATAGAAATGCCGCGACAAACTATATTCTTACTAAAGGTCCAACTATGAAACAATTGGCAAATCACAAGAAGACTTGGGTAAACTTAAGGATGAAGCGTTAATTGTTATTAGAAATGGAATTCATTGAAAAACAACTCAGAGAAAGATTTGACATTGGTATGAAACGCTATGGACATGGGGTAATTATTGATTCGGATACTAGAAATTGGGGAACACCTAGAAACTCCTGGATTGACATGGCCGTTGAAGAGTTTCTAGATGCAGTCATATACATAGTGGCTGACTACGTGAGAGAATGGCGAACGCGATGCCCTCTAATTGCGGAATACACTATAAAATCGGAAGATGACAATGGACTTATCATACACATTATACATAATTATACTCGCATGGAAAGTCCCAAACACAAAATGCTTGTATGGAATCTAATTAACATGATATATACGTGTTCAATATTTTGAGAGGTTCCCCAATTTGCTTGAGGTGAATCGTGTGATACGCAAAGTTGTACTTGGGAAATAGTTCCTTAATTAAATTAGATATCACAGCACCCTCCACATAGTTGGGTATTCCCGAACATACTGAATTTCGTTCAATTTGAAGAAAACGATCCTCCAATTGCACGAACTTTTTAAGACTTTCTGCGTCGACACCATCCGCACGCATTTGTTTGTATGTACTTTTAGACATACCCGCGCTGAGATGGAAATTCTTAGAACCAGCTATTTCTTCTGAGTTAACACTCTTTTCATACATGAGAGCGAGTGCTATAAGGGCGAGGATTGCAAACCTTGTCATTTACTTATTACATAGGAATTAATTTAGATAGATCGTTAACTTTGTGAATGATATTGAAGAGTTCATCACGACACGACACATCACCAGGTTTAATGATTTCAAACTCAATTTGATAGGAACATTCTTCCTCGGAATCCATATCAACATTATCACCCGATGAAATCGTCATGTCGATACTAAGGTTCTTTCGAATGAACGAGTGGCGCGTCTTTGTTCGTTTTCGATCCATTTCATATTCACCCCACGTTGGGATTTCTCTAGAAATACTAAAACGCATATCAAGTGGTGTACCGGTAAAATCATCTTTGATAACATTAATCTTTTGAATCATTGTTTGTTCACCCGTGTCATGATCCGATGAGATTCTTACACCCTCTTTGTCGCTATAAAATATATCGGACACAGATGTTTTTACACTTTCCCACCCCGTATACCGTCGAAGCCCATCGAGTACGCGCTCGAATGTTTCTTTCCCCACATTTGTATCAAAGAAAGATCCATTATATTTACCAAGACGCAACTCTATTTCGATATTTTCTTCATCCTTATGTGTGTCAAACACGGGGAGAACCTTATCGGTGATAGTTTCAATGTCTAACATTATTCTTTACAATAGAGATACGCGTCATTCTCTTAAGTGTTTTTTATACACAAAATGTAATGAGAGGTTTTTTAAACCTCGGAAATACTTGCTATTTTAATACAGCACTCCAATGTTTACTTCACATCCCAGTACTCTCGAATTACTTTTTACACGCACAGTACACGGGAGATTGTGAGTTCACACAATTGTACTCGACGCTCGTTCATTTCTATTGGGTATCCCAAGAAAAGGGAGTTGTCAATATGAAACCCCTCTTGGAACAGTTTTACGTGCATTTTCCACGCTTCAAGAATCACGATCAACACGACGTTCAAGAGGCCGTGTTGTGTATCATAGACATTTTGGAACGCGCGAGGCCACAAATAAAGGACTGGTTCTACGGAAAAAAGACACAAGAAACTGTTTGGCCGGGTGGGAAATCATCAAGTGAAGAAGACTTTGGTATTCATTTAGTAACATCTCGAGGTACAGATTTAGGGGAAATGCTCAAAAAAAGCACGAGTTGGAATGTCATTGAAAATTTTGAAGATACCGAGGGGAAAGTATACAATGTCGCGACATCCCGGATGGTTTTTTCAAAACTTCCACAAGTTTTTATGATTTCGTTTGATAGTAAAAGTCATATACATGTTATTGAAAATATATTCATTGATAAAAATGAATACAATCTAATTGCAAGTGCTGTGCATGTGGGTATGCAAGCAGATGGACACTACGTAAGCTTTGTAAAGAACGGGACTCAGTGGTACTATATAAATGATGATGTCGTGAAAGAAGCTGAGCTTCCTACGGTGGCGGGTCACTATGTGTTGGTATACAATCTAAAAACTCCTTCAACTGAATGTTCTCCTTGATATTCACGATAGTTCTGTAGAATGTTCGTCTATTATTGGGATGTGTCTTGTCTCGGCGTCTCTTTTGGGGCTTCCACCACATAGGTCCATTTTCCCAAGACACGTACATACACTCCACGATTGCATCATCCTCAAACCAAGGCTCGTTCATACGACTGAGAGGAAACTCCGTTTCATAGAACAGTTTACCCTTTTCTTGGACATACAACTTCCACACTGGGGCGCCAGGTTTACCAACACCCTCAAAACTTGCACCCTTCTTCATTTGGAAATCCACTGTATTCTTTTCCCCTGGTTTCCATTTGAACATAGTCTCATGTGTCCCAATACGCACCGGTTCATTTACAGGCGTCAATACAATGCCATCAACATTTTGTTGAACTGTGGGGAGGTACACATCCATAAAGTGTTCAAAATCTTTGAATGCATAAAATGTTTTAAGTTTGAGACGGTACACATCAAACTTCATGTAAATGATACACTTGAGCATCTTTTCAGCCTCTGCAAGTCTTTGGTAGAGGTTAAGATGCCCCACGGGGACACCATTTATAAGAAGGGCGTCATACACCATGAGTGTTGTATCGTAGAGTTCTCCATCAAGAATTGTTCCCTCGTACGCCTTCTTATTCAGATTAATCTTAATCTCAATCATATTGAATGCTCGATTGACGAGAAGACAGTGTGGCTTCCCCTCAAAGGTTGTCGCAACCATCATATGTCTCTCCCCATCTGTTTTCTCGCAGACCACATATTCTCCACCCCTAAGAATTGGAAAGTGCCGACGCTCAATGGATACAGGTTGAGGACCTGGGAAATAATCCTTACTCCCCCAAACACGATGGATGAAACTTACAACATGTTTGTGAAGTGGTGATGACATGTATTTAAATGTGAACTAAACTTTAATTTGCTTTAACACCGGCGGCATTCAATATATTGCTTATACACTCATGTGTGTAAGTCATGGTCAACTTAGATGCTGTAAATGCATAAACCTTCACACCTTGTTCTTTGAACTTTTCAAACATTTTGGGATAAATCTTGGTGTTACCAGTTTTTTTATCCTTAATACTTTTCAAGATATGCTTTGAATTCATGATCCAAACACGCGCATCCGTTGTGATGACGTTGTAGATATCATCGCTAATCTTCTTTCCAACTTCGGTGTCAAACGCAAGGCCCATCTGTTCAACTGGTTCTGATATGTCCTGTTGAACCTTGCTTCTAAATAGACCCCAATCAACACCCTCGGTGACACCTGGGAACACGAGACATGGAAGACCATCATGTTTCTCGAATACTTGATCAATACTACCTTGATCCATTCCAATACCGAAGTCGATAAACAACAAACGATCACATCTTTTCAAACATTCTTGAATGATCTCAGCCTTCTGATATGGATTATCGTCGACGTACACAATTTCGTTTTTTGAATTAGTTTGCACACACTTCATGTTGATGCGGAGAATTGTGTGCAACGTTTTCACGTGGCATGATTTCGAACGAGTGACGAGTATTGTAATCAAGTTCATATTACACATTAATATAGTCTAAACCTTAAGCCTGTCATTAAGGCATCCAGAGAATGGTAAATTTCCAACATGTCCTAGTGTCGTATTAACATCGGCCATAATTTTACCTTCGCATTGTTGCCACCGACGGCAGAATGCATAATCTTCGGATAGATACCGGCGAGTCACTGGATCGATCATACAATCAAAGCATGCGTGGTAATCATCAAAGTCTCGATTCTGGTGATCGTTTTTGCACCACAATTCGGGAAACTTATCCTCCAATTTTTTAAAAACCTCGCGTTTGATGCACATAAATCCTGTTGGTCCATCGAGGATTTCAATGAAGCCGTTTTCAACCGGTCTATTTTTTGCACCAAAATTGATCACAAGGCTCGAAGAAAGCATTGCCATATTGCGTTCATCACCCTCCTTCACCGCATTGGCGGCTTGATCCCACATCACAACCTTTTTGGGGTAGCACGCAACACCAATATCATACCCAGATCTTACAAGGCGAACCACAGACTCGGGATTAAAATCGACGTCGGCATCAACGAACATGAAATAATCACAGTCGCTTTTTTGCATAAAACGACCAACGGCAACGTTACGCGCACGATGCACAAGCGACTCATTTTCGGTAGTATCGATATACAATTGGATTCCTTCTGCCATTAAATGCATCTGAAGCTTAATAATACTGGACATATACTTCTCTAAACAAAGACCCCCATAACATGGTGTTGCAAGAAATAACTTTACCGTCATCCTTTACTATGAAAGACCTTTAACCTCTAAGTGTTTTTTTACTATATTTTCTATTTTGTTCAATGTTGGTATCGACACCGAACATTTTTCACACACTTCACTCTTTGTGATATTTGACCCTAGAACTATATAAATGATTGCCGATGCTACACTATTTGGGGTCTTACTCATAAGTTCTACACAATCCTCCGTTGCACCGCACATTTTGTTACATTTATATCGTTCTTCCCTCGAAATATCAAATCCATTGAGAAGTCGTTGCATTACATCAAATGATTTTGTCACATAGTTTTTCTCCGTCGCTCCCATCATTGTATCTTTGAATATTTGTGTTGTTCGACTAATATCCTTGGATTGAATTCCAAACATATCCGCTATTTCACTTGTTGTTCTCGGACATTGTGCAAGTCTACACGCATACAAAATACAATTTGCTTTGATTCCAAGACGAACCGCACCCCGGGTCAACTTCTCATCATTGAACTTTCGGTACATCATCTTAGCATCTTTGCGAATTGATTCTGGTAAAGTATGACACGCCTCATCAATATCACGATACGCATGAAAAAGTGATCGATCTTTGTGATTCATAGACATGTGAAAGTTAATCTTGGCCATTCTCTTGTTTTCATAGGTTGAAGAACGTTGCGTTGAAATTATAGTACCCTTCCCCCAGTTTTGGGAAAAGAGTTCGGGGTTTGCATTTGGATTGCCGCATCTGGATGGGTCGTTTACACGGCCATCATCTGTAAGTCCACTCGTCCATTCCGCGGAGTCGTCAACAAAATTATCCTCGACGAGACCACATTCCGAACATGTGGGAAGACCTTCGGGTGAGACAACTTTCACACCTGAGCATTCGCGACAAAAGTTTCTATTCACTGGCTTTTCGTGGGTTTTTTGTGGTAATAATTGGTCTATATCAGACCATATAGCTGCCAGCATATTGGTATGAAAGTGGGTGATCTTTTTTAGATTTTGTAATTACGCACCGAAACTTAGGTTATCAGCGTGCACCTTTGCCAAGGCTTCAATGGCATCTACGGTCTCCTTAAAACTTCTTGCGCCTGGGGTGGAAGGTTTCCAACTATTCCATTCCGCGTCAATGGACTTGTAGTCCGATGGTGGTATCACCTGTCCGTCAATCTCATCATCGGGGACAATGAAGTCATCCATTTCTGAGTCACTCTCATCCTCGTCATATATCTCAGAATCCGAATCCTCCACGTCAATCTCGGTGAGGTGTGCGTACATTCCAGGTTTAATCATTTTGAATTCCAAATCCTCAAATGTCGTTCCACTTGGGTAGTGTTCCATCACACTTTCATATGGCGCAGGGTTCATATCCCCACTTTCAAGTTGATAGACACAGGCGGACTTATATATGAGCTCAGTAGGGTTTAGATAACGCACCCCGAGCACCAGGCCAGTGTTCATCCCCACAACTGCGAACATGTCATCTTCCACGTCGTCTTCATTTACTAAAAGTTTGACTATATCGTCTTCAATTATTTCAGATGGTACAATCATGCTTAGAGTTTTCAAGCAAAAAATTATCAGGGATAATACTACAGATGAAAATCACAATTTATTCGAAGGAGGCATGCCAATACTGCGAACACGCTGTCACACTATGCGAATCCGAGGGGATGGATTATGAAAAAGTTATGATTGAGAAAGAGGATCTCAAGAAGTTGTGTGACGGAAGGTTGGACACCTACCCCCAAATATTTGTTGATGGACGTCGTATCGGAAACTATTTTGAATTTCAAGAGTGGGTGGAGGACGAGTACGAACCCCTTTTAGCCCCCACCCTAAACAGATTTACAGTCTTTCCCCTGAAATATCCACACCTCTGGGATCTCTATAAGAAGGCCCAAATGAGCAATTGGACTGCGGAAGAGGTAGATCTCTCAAAGGATTTGGATGACTGGAAAACACTCAATGATAATGAGCAGAAATTCATAAAGTATATCCTGGCGTTTTTCGCTGGGTCCGATGGCATTGTTTTTGAGAATATCAATAACAATTTCGCCGATGAGGTGCAGTCCTCTGAGGCTCGTTCATTCTATGCGTATCAGTGCCACAACGAGATGGTCCACGGGGAGACCTACTCCAAGTTGATTGATAAGTATATTAAGGATGGCACTGAGAAGAAGCAACTCTTCGAGGCTATCCAAACTGTACCATGTATTCAAAAGAAAGCAGATTGGGCTATGAAGTGGTTTGATACAAAGTCTCGTTCATTTGCTGAACGCCTCTTCGCGTTTGCGTGCGTTGAGGGTATCTTCTTCTCCGGGTCTTTCTGCGCTATTTATTGGCTCAAGAAGCGGGGTCTCATGCCGGGTCTCTGTTTCTCAAACGAGCTCATCTCGCGTGACGAGGGACTCCACCAAGAGTTTGCGGTGGAGTTGTTCAAATTATTGAGACACAAACCCTCAACACAAACCATTCATTCTATTGTGAAGGAGGCTGTGGAGATTGAGAAAGGGTTCATCTTGGATGCTCTCCCCTGTAACCTCATCGGTATGAACTCTGAAAAGATGTCCGAGTATATCGAGTATGTCTCTGACCGACTTCTCAAACAGATTGGGGTGCCTCCAATTTGGAATTCCAAGAATCCTTTCGATTTTATGGAGAATATTAGCTTGGATGGGAAGACCAACTTCTTTGAGAAGCGGGTTGGGGACTATGGGAAGTTAGATGACGAGTCCACGGAGATTGGTTTCGATGAAGACTTTTAAAGATTAGAAGCAAATATGAATTATATGATTCACATTTTACAATCAGTTGTTGGCAGACCCGGACCTCTGATTGTAGAATACGACGGACAAATGATTATCGAGAAGTGTTTTACAATTACCGATAAACATGTGGACAATTTATACGATCGGATTAAAAATTTAAAATATTCAAGAATTGAACAAACAACCGATACTTCATTTATTCTAGTTACATGCCATTAAGATCAAGTGAACCGAGTTGAAGTCCCGTGTCGACGAATCCGGGCTCTTCCATACCTGGTCCTGGAACAACGTCTATCATGCGCAAGGGTCGCATGACTCGTTCGTCGACATCTTCCTTTGATTCTTTAAGTATGGGGGTTGGTGCTTCATTCTTCACGTTCATCATAGCCCACACCACGAGTGTGAAGACCGTCGCGTGCACAATGAGTCCCGCAGTGGATGGGCATCCAGTTGGAGTCGCGATGCGTGGACCGAGAACTCGCCTGACGAGACGGAATGTCTCTGGGTTTGCGATGATGAAAAAAGTCAAACCTGAAATGAGAGAAGTGATGAACTTCTCCTGTTGTTTTCGACCGTTACATCCACAGCCACAATCTTTAAAAAGACCCATGATTAGTTTTATAATACTCACACAAAAAAACTGACTTAAAGTCAAGACTCCAAGAAGATATATAATACCCTCTACCCATGTCGCTTGCTATCCAACGATCCTCCGAATTCTCTGCCTCCTCTGTGGGCTTCTCAAAACTCCGTAAGAATAAGAACGGCGGTAAGACCGTCTACTTGAACGGTAGCGACAACAAAAAACTCTACATCCAACTTCCATTCATGCGCTCTCCATTTGGCTTGAGTGCCTTTACTGATGAAGGTACTGGACGCACGTCATACTCCCTCGACTTGTCCTTTGACCCGGACAATAGTGATGCTATGGAGCTTCACGATAAGTTGAAGGCTTTGGATGATATCATCGTGAATACTGTAGCTGCGAACTCCAAGGAGTGGCTCGGGAAGGAGTTCAATGTCGCGGTGCTTCGTGAAGCGCTCTACAAGCCCATGGTTCGCCCAGGTAAGGAACAGTACCCCTCGACGATGAAGCTCAAGATTGCCACGAAGCCCGATGGCACTTTTGTTCCAGAAGCGTACTCTATGCAAAAGGAACAAGTCTCTCTCGACACGATTGAGAAGAGTCAAAAGGTTATGGCTATTGTTGATTTGAGTTCCATTTGGTTCATTGACAATAAGTTTGGTGTGACCATGCGCCTCCAACAATGTCTCCTTGAGCAGTCTGCAAAGCTTCCCGCGTTTGCATTCCAAGGTCTTGACTTCCCAGAGGAAGAAGAGGTCGACGATGACATTGAAGTTGACGATGAAGAATAAATAATATACCTACCCAATCCCCACGATTGATACGATTGTTTCCAGCATTTGTATGAATCTTTTCTTAGTATGTAATAAGTATGGTCAAGCTCGCAGAACTTGTATACATCGCCAATAATGCGAAGACCGACGCACAGAAGAATGCAGTCGGTCAAGAACTCAAGAAACTTTTGAGAGGTGCCAAGGGGTGTGACCCAAAGTCTCAATTGTACGCACCTCGCTTGAATAGAATAAGCCAAATTCAAAAGGGTGGACTTTACCAAATTGGTAAAGGTATGTACGGTGCGGTGTATTATGGTTGTTTAGATGACGCGTGTAATACAAAAGTTGCCATAAAATTTACGAATGAGCCCAGTGCCCGAATGGAATATCGCATCGCGCAAAAGTTGAAAGGTATGGGTGTTCCCCGTATGTATCATTTCAAGACGTGTAATAACAGGGATATATTGTACTTTGAATACATCAATGGTGTGACGCTCGAAAAGTGGATTGGATCTGGACAAACGATACCAGCCTATCGTCGAGTGATTACACAAGTCATTAGAAATCTCAAGAAGATTCACAACAAGTATCCAAAGTTTAGACATCATGATCTTCACTGGAACAACCTTCTCATATTGAAGGATGATACACCCATTATGATTGACTTTGGTTTGGCGACAATCGAGGGTGTTAGAAATCCGGAGATTGACAAGGAATCTGCCAATATGGCTGGTATTTCTCTAAAATCACACCAAATGTACGATGCGCACTACTTCCTCAATATAATTCATAAATATTCAAAAAATAATACAGTCAAGACGTTTGTGCAAGACTTATTTCCAAAAGACTATCTTGGAGTGAATAGTAAGGTCATCAAGGATATGCGTCTTCGCGTTATGAAACATGAGGGACTTCCCACATACGATGACATCCTAAATCATCCATTCCTTCAAGAAAAGAAGGCTGGCTTTCTTTCAAAGCTCATACCAAAGAGACCCGCGACTGTAAAAAAGATGGAGGAACCAAAGAAAGTTGGTACATCGTCGGCAATTAGACGGGCGAGAGCTGTTCTTCAAAAAGAAGCGGAAAAGAAGAAGGTCCCACTAAAGAGACCTGGTCTTGGGAAACGCGATCCATCGGTTATGAACCAAGTGAGGAACATTGAAAAGAGACTTCAACCAAAACCAAAGACTCCAGTGAAGCGACCAAAAGTGTTTATCAACGCAAATGGCGACCTCAAGATTGATACACGTAAATGTCGACTCTATAAAAAGGAGGACCTTGTGAAGATGTTCAAGTTAGACCCCAAATTGACCAAGGAACAAATGTGCGCATTCATAAAAAATATGTGAGGGTACCTCGATTTTCAAACAGCCTAGTTGAACGCGTTATTCAGAACGTTTATGAAATTTTGTATATTTCTGTACGTTTTACCAGAATTATAAAGTTCTCTGAATTCGCGATCAAACGCTTTCATTTTTGTTGAAACCGTCGCCGGTTTGTATACCATTTTGTTTGTGTTGGAGTTAATAGTATTCATTATATACTTGAGTCTTTCATAACTCATAATATTTTTGACTGGTGTATTCGTTTTATACAAAAAAGATTGAATCTTCTTCTGAATATGGAATGGATATTTTTTAAAATTTGAGACCAATTCTCGAGTCGTGTCTATCTTTGGTCGAGCTTTCAATTGATTAGATATGACATTTTTTATGTTTTGTGGTATGTTTGGTACGTTTTTTCCTTTTCTTTCTATTTCGTTAAGAAGTGACATCGCTTTATTTTTTCCCAATAACCCCTTTTCTCTCATTATCGTTTTAGACGCATTATTATTAAGTTTTTTATTTATATTTTTCAAATTATTTAAATTTTTTTCATACTTTTTTTCATACCTAGGAGTCTGTCTACTATTTATAACGTATTTTTTAGTGTATTTTTTAAAGCTTTTTTCTACTTTCTTCTTCTGAGTCTCCCTCATCTTTTGTAATTTTTTAACTTCTTTGTCGCCTTGCATTATATAATATAATATGTATTTTTTTACATGCGCATTCATAAAAAATATGTGAGGGTATACTATACAACTATGCGACGCTCACAAATCGTTACTCTCATTCTCATTCTCGCTGCTCTCACAATTCTCTATAGAACGAGACAGTCGGCTCCAGCGCCAGACGGGAAACAGTGGACTGTGTACGGGACCATGGGGTGTGGTTGGACTCGTAAACAGTTAGATCATATGAAGAAGAATGGAAAACCTCACCGATTTGTGGATTGCGATACAGAGGAGTGTTCGGGTATGGACGCCTATCCAACCCTCGTCGGCCCAAATGGTGAAAAGATTGTGGGTTTCAAGGAAGTTTAAGCACGAATAATGCTCAAAGACAACGCAAGGATAAAGGCGTCAAACATCGTAGAAATTGGCTTGAGGATGGTGATGTGCTTCACAAGAGAGCGATTCCAAGCAAAACGAATCACGAACGTGCTGATAAGAATGCTGAGCACAAAGATGAGAAACTCCATGAGCATATCAGATTTGTTTTGAGACTTGGCAACTTTATCAACAACTTGCATTTTACTTAGTATTAATATTTTTTTCTACACAGATTACAAATGAAAGAACTCCCTTTGAGTGGTTCTGAAAAGAAGTTCACCAATAAGCGGTGGGGTACCGCGACTGGTATTGGGAACAATAACTGCTACGCATACGCGGTTGGGGACTATGAAGCCTATCGTTGGCAAAAGTCTATTCCCGGTGACCGCTCAGGGCTTTCAAATCGCCCCCACGATTACACCCATTGTAAGGACCTCCCTAGACGCGTGATTTCGGATAATCCCACAAAAGTCTACAAAGTGGATGCGGGTACCAAGTGTAAAAAGGGATACTACAAGGTCATGATGTTTGTGTGCCCTGGGCGACCCACAAACTACATCCGCCAAGGTGACTTCCATTTCTACCGTCAACACGGTGTCGTGGAATATAAGATTAAACCTGGGGATACCCAAACATCAGTCGCCAAGTTCTTCAAGATTCCAGAATCGAGAATAAAGAGAGCTGGTAGGTTCCAAGTCGGGAAGCGTATCGTCTTCAAAGCTAATATATTCAGTCACAAGAGGGGTTGGGCTACGGGTCCACTTCTGACGGATGCAAAGGGAAAGGTCATCAAAGACCCTCGCAAGGCTTCTAGAGATTATCCAGGTCTAAACTATGAGCGCTACTGTAGTTCATTCTGTGTCAAGGACAAGGGGATCAAGGTCGGACAAACTCATTCCAAGATCGTTAAAAAGACTCTCTAAGTCTACCGTGTTCTCGACATCGAAGGACATATCAAATATATCCATAATGTTAAAAATGGCGTCAGTCTCCAAGGACACAGCATTTGAAGATGCTGTGTAATTGTTCTGAACCGTGATCGTCACCTTAAACTGCGAAACGTCAAATATTTTTCTACATAGGGGGCAGGTATTCTTACCTTTACTCTTCCATTCCTCTAGACAGTGCGAATGGAACGTATGTCCACAACGGATCGGAGGGTTGGTCCTCGTTGATCTCACGTTATTGAGACATATGGCACATGGCGACATTCTAGAGTATGGTTTTAAAGTTTTTTTCGTGATTTAGCTCAGTTAGTACGTCTTGGAGATATCCGTGTATCTATCACATGGATCACACGTGGTTCTCGATTGTTCGGCAAGTTTACTGATGAGTTCTGGACCGGACTTTTGGAGAAGTTGGCGGTACGAATAGTTGTCTTCGAAGGCGATACCATTTTGTTGCATGATATAGTTGTTCGTAAGTTGGGCTGAGGAGTTGAGGGTGAAGCATCGCCCATCGGCCATTCCAAGTCGTTGAGACATTTTATATTACATTATGATTAGAAATTAATTTGCCTATTCGTAATCGTCTGAAGCCACGATTTGAAACCCTTTGCCCTCAAGTGTTCAACCATAGGTTCACACTTGTGTCCTAAATATACATCAAATACATCTGTGTCCTCCGTGCGCCCCACACGAATCGAGGGTTGCTCATTGATATGTTGATTAATAATATTGTACGCGAAAGCAATCTCTTTGAGGGTCTCCGCCCCTGTGATGATAATCTTACCTGTGGAGAATATACTTGTTGTGATTTCCTTCATATCTTGGGCAGGCTTGAACTTAATCTTGACTGCACTGTACCTATCGGGTTCAAAGGAGACTTTGAAAATTTCATTGTGTTCTTCAAACCACTGTGCCACCTTCATCAGATTCACTTTGTAATTGAGACTGAAGTTTGAATTAATCATGACCACTCGGAAGGAATCGACTGGAACCTTCATCTCCATACCCAAAAATGTTTTGAAAATGTAGGTCAACTGGGTGATGATACGCTTACAGTCAAACAAGTCACAACACCCAGCCACTTGGATTGAACCATTTGGGAACACCTTCACAGACTTGGTACTGTAACTGTCGTGATACGTGAGGGTCACCTGGTTATAGAACGTGGTAGGCTTCAACTTCCACTCAAAACCCCCGTCACTCTTGGTCCCACATCGTCTCAATTTAAAGGACTCCAAGTTTTCAAAGATGTAGCGCAGTTTTTTAATGTTAATCTCTTGGATAAAGCTTGAGACCATAGTGATTGTCGTAATCTTTATCCAAGACGGTCGTGTCTCCTCGGGAAGCTCCTTCCTAAACTCATCTAGAGTGAGGAGATAGGAGAAGCTGTTGTTGGCGATGGTGGAGTACATATTTGGTCTTACTTTTTAGTAGTGGTTGGGGTGACTTAGGTTATGGGATTATATACTTGATTTTTTTGGGATTTGGTGTATTTCCACCCCCACCGTTCACAGTTTCCTTGAGAACCTCTACACCATTTTCCTTGATAATCCAACCTGGTGCGTATTTGGGTCTGAAATAGTCAATTTCAAACTCACCAACCTTTGTTGGGGTTGTGATGGTGAAAACTTTTGAGCCAACTTGAATTTGCCCTTCCTTCCACGCAGACCATGTCAAATCCTTCACAGTTGGGTTGGCTGGTTCTGGGTCATTGAGCCCATAATTACCACTTTGACACTGATATCCACCTGGTTTACTATTACATTTAGTGTGCTTTGGTTCCTCGTGAAGCACTATTTGTTCAGGTGTAACGCGTACACCATCCATGCGAATATCGGTTATGTGTGCATTAAAATCCTTTTTATGAGCACTTTCAACATTCTTAATAAATTCATACACATACTCAGTTGGGGGAGCTGGTGGTGCCTCTGGGGCTGGAACCTCCGGGGCTGGAGCCTCTGGGGTTGGAGCCTCTGGGGCTGGAGCCTCTGGGGCTGGAGCCTCTGATTTCTTAGAACCCATCATAAAATATGCAGCAATCAATATCACAACTACGACCACGACACCAATTGCTATATTTGTCGTATTCATTTTACCTTATACCGAGGTTTTTTTTGCTTAGAGAATTGAGTCCCTTCTAGACCAAACTAGATGACCTCCTTCCTGAAGTCGGCAAAGTCCGTCTATGATGTGGAATCAGAACTTCAATACGTTGAAATTGTCTATGAAAAGTTTGTCCCAGGGAAGGGTTACGATACGTATGTAGATTATATCGACACAGAACCTCTCGCAGATTGGATTACCCTAACATCAAAGAAGCAATCGATTCCATACGAGAAGTTCCTGGATACGATGGTCGAAAAAACCCTAGAGGTCAGACAAAAGATGGCCGAATTGGCCCTTGAAAACATTCTCGCTGAAAAACAAGACATTCGTACAACTATTCGTGTCGCACATGCGAGTACAATTTTGGACCCCACATTCCAACCACCACGTATTAATGTGAAGAGTGCTTGGCAGAGGGAGTATATTGAACAGTTTTGCAAAGATACCTTACCTGACCTGATACAACATTCCCTTGATGAATCAAGGCTTGAATACCTTTTTAACGTCTTGCGTAATATAGAATTGAAAAAATGAAGAACGCGATAATGAATGCCCCAATGATAGAAAACGTTGGATTGTTCGCAACACCGACACGAACTGTGTCAACAATACTTCTCTTATTCTGAGTAAAACCAATATCAATGTTACGACGTGGGTGTAATGGCCTAGATAAAGAACATTCAGACGTGGATTCGGCACACAAACCGTAATCACAGTACACACTTCGCGTTGGCTCAGCTATGCCTGGCTCAGAACGCATTTCTGAAAAATCCTCAAAACTACCAGTCTGTCGCACACCCCCTGGAAGGGAAAAATCGTGCACGACAAATGGGTTCACATTATCAATTGCTTCCTCGTCACTGAGCATTATATTTACTTTTACTTTAGATTATATTTCTTGGTTTTCATTTTAGTCCTATGTTCTTCCCACATCTGGTCTAAATCCACATTCAACATATGTGCTAATTGAAACAGGTAACTAAAAACATCTCCCATTTCCATCATGACATCCGTGCCTCGCTCCTTTTTTAGGCCAGTCTTCTTGTATGTCTTTTTATACTGACGAATCGCCGATGCAAGTTCGCCAAATTCTTCAGTGAGTAGGAGCCACACTGTATCCACAGCAGCGCGGTCCCATCCCTTGGATTTACATACTTTCTCAGTTTCAGTTTTGTAATAATTCAAACTCATCTTATCTTGTTAGCGAATTAAAACTTTAATTGATTCCAATCTTATTGTTGATATCTATCTTTTTACCATACGTACTCGTATTCATAGGCTGGTCTAATGGGACCGCGAGAGTTTCTATATCTTGAACGTACGCCATATATTGTGAAACACCCGTTTGAATTTGACCAATAGCCGTATCAATAACACGAGCGTTCATCATCTTGACCTGTTCGTTCACCTGTGAATAGTGGTCACCCGCGTTGTTGATGAAGACCACGCGCATCATACTGTAGACATCATCTGGGTTTTGGTAATCAATCGCGATACCAGTTTTGTTCTTGAACGCTTGACGAATGCCCCGCTGGAGAAGATTGCGGTTGAACTCAGAAAAGAACAGGGTGTTGAGTGGAGTCTCACACTGCTTCATGGAATCAAGGTGAAGGTTATCACACATTTAATATACTCTCGGAAAAAAAACTCTGTAAATACTAAATGTTGAACATCGCGGACTTCGATGAGGTCTACAGTGGTAAACCAAGAAATTTAGAAAAAATCCCATGCCAAGCTCCAGCCTGCTTCGTTGGGTCGTATGCCCCAGTGGCCCCAGCTGGTAAAAGTGGTCCATTTTATGTGAACACTTACCTTCTCCAGTCCGACCGTAAATTTGAAACCTTTGGTACCGTGAAGGTTCGCAGTGGTGATCTTGAACGATGCAGTAAGTAAGTTAAAAATAAAACACGTGATACAACTAAATGAGGGTCACTAAACGCTCAGGTCGTATTGAGGATATGAAATTTGATAATGTCACCAATAGGATCAAGAATTTAACATACGGTCTCTCCGAGAACTGTGACTCTACCAAAATCGCCCAGCAGGTCTTCTCGTCTATGTACGATGGTATCAGCACACACGAAATCGATACACTCTCCGCTGAAATCTGTGTGGGTATGATTACCTCAGACCCAGACTATGAAATCCTCGCGACTCGTATCGTGGCCAGTAATATCCAGAAGGTATGCCCCAACACCTTCCATCTCGCGATGAAGAAGTTAGCCAAAGCGGGTATTGTTACAGACGAGGTCGCTGATATTGCTGGTCAGGTCAAGGATGAGATTAAGACTGAACGCGACTTCGATTTTGGGTATTTTGGACTCAAAACCCTCGAAAAGTCGTATCTTCAACGCCACGAGGGTAAATTGATGGAAACGCCCCAATATATGTATATGCGGGTCGCCATTGGTATTCACGGGGCAGATATTCCATCCGTCTTGGAGACCTACGACAAGATGTCCCAAGGTCTCTTCATTCACGCCACGCCAACCCTCTTCAATGCGGGTACTCCAAGACCACAAATGTCCAGTTGCTTTCTCATCGCAAATAAGGGTGACTCTATCGACGGTATCTACGGCACCCTCACAGAGTGTGCACAAATCTCAAAATGGGCGGGGGGTATTGGGATGCATATTCACGATGTGAGAGCCAATAAATCTCGTATTCGGGGCACAAATGGTCAATCTGATGGTATTATTCCTATGCTTCGCGTATTTAACGCCACGGCACGTTATGTAAATCAGGCTGGTCGTCGTAAAGGCTCCATCGCAGTCTATTTGGAACCCTGGCACGCGGACATTATGGATTTCTTGGAGTTGCGCCTCAATCAAGGGGATGAGGAGGCGAGGTGCCGTGACCTGTTCTCAGCCCTTTGGATTCCAGACCTTTTTATGAAGCGCGTTGAGCAGGGAGGTAATTGGTCACTCTTCTGTCCAGACAAGGCTCCAGGTCTCTCCAATGTGTACGGCGAGGAGTTCGAAGCCCTCTACACAAAGTATGAGGAGGAGGGTCTCGCAAATGCGACTGTCCCAGCAGGTGAGGTGTGGAAAGCAATTCTCAAGAGTCAAACGGAGACTGGGACGCCGTATATGCTCTACAAGGATGCGTGTAACACAAAGTCCAATCAAAAGAACTTGGGTGTGATTAAGAGTTCCAATTTGTGTACCGAAATTATCGAGTACACCGACAAGGATGAGACCTCTGTGTGTAATTTGGCGTCTATTGCGCTCCCCAAATATGTAAATCGGGAGACCAAGACATTTGATTACGCCAAACTCCACGAGATTACTAAGGTTGTGACGAAGAACCTCAATCGAGTGATTGACCGTAACTTTTACCCTGTGGAGACTGCTCGAAAGTCTAATATGCGACACAGACCCATTGGTCTCGGTGTCCAAGGACTCGCGGATGTATTCATTCTCTGTGGTCTCCCATTCGACTGTGAAGAGTCTCGATTGATGAATGCACACATCTTTGAGACGATGTATCACGCGGCACTCGAGGCCAGTTCCGAATTGGCGGAAGTCGAGGGGTCCTATGAGACCTTCGAGGGTTCCCCAGCGTCCCAAGGCATTCTCCAACACGATATGTGGGAGGGTGAGACCAAGTGTAGTGGACGTTACGATTGGGATGCTATGCGTACGCGCATACAAACGAAGGGTCTCCGTAACAGTCTCCTCATGGCACCCATGCCCACGGCGTCCACGGCGCAAATCTTGGGGAACAATGAGTGCTTCGAACCTTATACAACAAATATCTACTTGCGACGGACACTCGCGGGTGAGTTTGTTGTCGTCAACAGACATCTCGTCGATGACCTCAAACGGGTTGGTCTCTGGTCAAAGGAAATGAAGGACCTTATGGTCAAGGCTGGGGGGTCTATCCAAAATATTATAGATATTCCAGAGGATATTAAGAAGCTCTACAAGACTGTGTGGGAGATTAGCCAAAAGGCTATCATTGATATGGCGGCAGACCGGGGGCGCTTCATTGACCAATCCCAATCTATGAATCTTTTTATGGAAAGTCCAACACTCTCCAAGCTCTCCTCAATGCATATGTACGCGTGGAAGTCTGGTCTCAAAACGGGGATGTACTATTTGAGAAGTAAGGCCAAGGCTCGGCCAATCCAGTTTAGTCTCGAACCCGAGTGTGTGATGTGCTCAGCTTAAAGTTTTGGGATGTTAATTAGAAAGTACAATGTCCAAAATCCAAGACGCTATTGAAAACTTGGAAATTGCCGAGTTTAACAACAGAAAGATTGTCCTTTCCACAAAGGAGGGTACACCGATGCGAATTCAATTACCCAGGTTGTATATGCCCTTTGGAGTCTCTGGATTTACCCCAGAAGTTGGAGCAACGAAATATAACATCGATTTTGCGATGAAAGGGTATGACGAAGACGATTCGTATATTAACAAGTTCTACAAAGGACTTCGAGACATTGAAAGTAAAATCATAGATGCCGTTGTTCGCCAGAGTGAGACTATCTTTGGGAAGTCTATGACGAGGGATGAGGTTGTACCAATGTTCAACTCAAATATCAAGGAAACCCCAGATAGAGAACCAAAGTTTAGAGTCAAAGTCGACACCGACCACACCAATATGATTAAGGCGGGTGTCTATGACGCGAACAAAATTGCAATTAAAACGGAAGTATCGAATGGTCTCTATGCAAGAAACAGTGGACACGCTATTGTTGAACTCAATAGTGTCTATTTCTTGAACAGAAAGTTTGGGTGTACTTGGAAACTTAATCAACTGGTCGTCTATGAACCACAAAACCTCAAGGGGTTCCAGTTCCAAATCTAATATAGGGGTCTGTATGCGTTGGTACCAGGTCTGTTGTAGTACGCAGGCACTGGCTTGTAGTTGCGTCCTCCACCGCGAGTATTTGTATAGAATGCATTATTGGCGGTTTGGTAGATACGATTCTTTTGAGCATCCACATAATTGGTTGCCGCAGCTCTGGCTTGATTTCGGTAATCATATGCCAAACCCCGCGCGTTTCTTTTAAGGTCTCTGGCCATACCATATGCTTCTCTCTTCACATCACGTACTGCTGACCTGGCCATACCCTTGGCCATACTTTTAGCCATCATACCAGCGAGGGCTGCCATTTATTTACTTATTATTACTATTTTTATTGAGAAGGAGAAGGTGATATATGATCTGCGCCTCTCTAAGAAGTTTACCCTGAACCTTGGTAAAGCTCTTAGGGTCCAAACCTAATTTTATTTTAGCCAGTCGTACAGACTCATTCCACTTTGCAAGGGTCATGCTTATAGTATTACATCATTTTTTTAATCTTCTTCTTGTACTCCTTCGTGCCCTCCTTGGGTTGGAGCGCGAACTTACCCTTCTTTGGCTTGAACGCCTTGGTCAAGTGCTTCTTACCTTCTGACTTCATACGCTCAAGGGCAGCCTTGTGTGCCGCCACTGACTTGATTTGGCCATCTTTGGAATCCAACATGAGATCCTTGGCGCGAAGGCCTCCTGTGGTCTTTTCGGCGGTTCCGTGGAAAACTTCGGCTCGGCTTCCAAATAACTTTGACATCTTTTTATATATTAGGCTCGGAATATTTTCTTGATGTCCAAGATTGAAATCTTGTCGTTGGTTCTCTTGACTGGAATTTGTTTCTCAATTCTCTCGTCATTTAGGACTTTGGAGCACACTATGGATTTGTGACCCTGGAGCGCGAGAATCTCCTCCTCTACTGAGATGAACGCGTCTCCCTCTTTGTAGATGAGCTTCTTCACATACACTGGTTTAGTTTGTCCCGTTCGGTGCGCTCTGCCAATAGCTTGAAGTTCTGTCGCGGGATTCCACGATGGCCCTGTAATATAAACGCGTGTTGCCTCTTGGAGGTTGAGTCCCTGACCTCCCGACTTAATTTGAATAATGAAAACAGCCCCCGGTGGTGCTTTTTTAAACGCGTTGACTTGATTGTCTCTCTCCTCTTTGGGGACTGAACCATCAATTCTAAAGGTGGGACACTCCATATTCTGTTGAATGTAGTCCATTTCACCCCGAAACTGACAGAAGACGAGGGTCTTCTCATCTGGGTGCGACTTAATCATACGGAAGAGGGTCTCCATCTTGTTTGATCTCCCAATCCATTCTTCTGGTTGTGTTTTGTTTTGCTTGGCGATGCCATCTAAGTACATCTGCGGAAGGATACAGCACTGTCGAGCTCTCAATAAGCACTCCAAGATTACCATGTTTTTGGAGTTGAGACTGATGGCATTCTTGAAGGCATCCCTAATAGTTTCTTGGGCATCTTGGAATACAAACTCATACAACCGTCTTTCATCGGGGAACATCTCAAGTTCCACATTCTCAAAGTGGCACGGGGGAAGTTCCAATCGTATATTAATTTTCGCAAGATCATCCTTGGTTCTACGAAGGATGTAAATGTCTTGTATTTTGTTCGTCATACCTTGGACAAGAGATTTCTCAATACCAAGGAAGGCGCACAGGGACACAAAGTCATTCATAGAGTTGAAAACTGGGGTACCAGTTACGATCCATTTGATATCCGTTTTGAGCCTACACACACTTTTGAACAACTTGGAACTTTTGTTTCGGATCTCATGTCCTTCATCAAGTATGACCCGATCCCAGGTATGCCTGTGAATTGGGGTATCTTCCGTCGTTGAGAGGAGCGAGTAGGGTGCGATGATGATGTCCGCTTCTTTGAGGTGTCTCTTTGGTCCATCAAAGATGTGGACGGATAGCTGTGGAGCAAACTTTTTGATTTCATTTGCCCACTGCGTGATAATGGATTTGGGTAGGACGATGAGAGTACTCCTTTTGCGGTTTCCCAACATAGTAGCAATCAATTGTGCACTTTTTCCCAATCCCATTTCATCACAGAGGAAGCCACCCTTCGGTCCAGATGTTTGGTTCTCCATGGTAAGCATCCAAAGGACACCTTCGCGTTGGTAGGGGGCGAATAGCCTACCATTGAAATTGTCCTTTGCATGATTGTATTGTTCCTCAATAGTCATGGTTTTGGTTTGATTTTTACATAGGGGTGGTACACTTAGGTGGTCGTTATTAGCTGAGGACAAGCTTACTATGATAGAGAGAATTCAATCCTCAGTATACACATCCTCATCAGAAATGGCTTGAACTTCACATACAGGGGGTGGTACTTCCTTCTTCTTGCGAGTCTTCTTCTCCTTTGGCATAGGCAGTTCATCCAAGTGTTCTCTGTAGTAGAGAACCTTATCCCAAAATTGTTTCATTATCGGTAAATTTATTTTCCACCATTCGGGATCTCTCTTTACATTTACAACCACAAACTCCTCTGGACGAGGCCAATTTGTCTCTGCAGGCTTATATTGAATAAAATCTGCTTCTTCCAAGTCTAAAATCTGCATACATAATTGAAGCTGGGGCATGTAATGCTCGGGCACAGATGGCTCGATCTTACGACTCATCGGGCACTTAATTTCTACAAGTTTCCCACTTTCAGTGACACCATCGGGGCTTCCACCGAGCCATGTATGAATCGGGTGCGGGACGAGACCCAATTCATGGACGACTTCGCCGTGTCTCTCTTCATAGAGGATACGAGCTTCATCTTCGTATTTTTCACCGTGTCTTGTGGCTTCATTGCCCATAAAACGAGGCCCTACACCACACTTCTTTCGAAGAAGGTCGTCGGGAGTCTCATACTTATTCACACCGATGGCTGTTGCTGCGTCTGAAGCAGTCAGGAGATTACCACGAAGAGCAAGCCACTCTTCACTCTTCTGAGCTGCGTATTCCCTCTCAATTAGAGCCTTTACGTTGGGATGCATATTAATGTATTATCGTTGGTAGTTTTTAAGTTGTTCAAAGAAGGCTCTGGCAGCTAATTGTTCGGCTTGCTTTTTACTCTTGGCTTGTCCTCTCCCACCAAATTGACCATTAATATACGCATCAATGTAAAAAATACCTTCGTGATGACCCACAACACGGTATTCTGGTAGGGCAAAGTTCATAATTTGACAATACTTCATGAGGTGGTCCTTGAAGTTATCATCAATCATGATGGCGTTGAGGTCAATAAATTTGGGATCGTTGTAAATCCTGAGAACAAACTCTTTCGCATGGAGTAAGCCAAGATCCATGTAGATGGCGCCGACAAGGGCTTCAAAGACATCCTCGAGAATCTTTGGGTTGTTGTTCCATCCGTTCCGCATACCTTTCTCATCCATAACAACCATAGTATTGAGACCCATCTTGAGAGCAATCGCGGCTAAGGTTTCAGAGCGAACGAGTTTTGTACGAGCTTTTGTGAGAAATCCTTCTTGACGAGATTCATATTTATCAAAGAGGAACTTTGTGATGATAAAACCTAATACGGAATCGCCCATAAACTCGAGGGTCTCAAAGGATTCATTGAATTGTTCATATTCTTTGAGGGCTGATTTATGAGTAAAAGCTTTTTGATACAAAGATAGATTCTTTATTTTTGTACCAACAAGTTGTTCAATGTCTTGTTGAGTGAAGTTCATAGTACTAGAATGTGTTATTTTTTTAAGCCTCAGCCTTGATGTAGTGTGGGCTGAGGTACTTTTGGAGGTTGAGATACGTGACCTGGACGTCCGCAGGTGGGGCAAGGAGATCACGAAGCGTGTCGTCCAAGATGAGTTGACGACCGTTCTCTGGGTGCTTAAGACCCTTCTCCGTGATGTACTTATTGATGAACTTGGTGACTTCAGAGCGGGAAATCAATTCACCTTCATCAAGACCCAAGAACGCACGCAACTTAGGCGTTACATCTTGCTTTCGGTTGAAACCATTGTTGGCCGCACGCGCCTTGGCTTTCTCGCCGTCAGGGTCCTCTTGGGTAGACTTAATCTTACGAATAATCTTGGTAAGGGCCTTCACATCGGCACGGAGAGCAGCAATTTCAGTTTGGATAGTTTCAAGAGACATCTTATACCTTGTATTGTGGGTAAATCTTTAAGTTATGAGAGGTAGAATAATAGAAACGCAATTGTGACGAACATTAAAAAGGTCATATCCACAGGTTCACGCTTGAAATAAGATTCCTCGACAGATGGGCGTTCAACGACTCTAAAAGGTTCTCTTGGTTCTACCTTTGGGGTCTGTCCAGGACACCCACCCGCGCAACAGTCTGCTGGGCATGGTGCGACGTGAGGACCTTTCCGCACGCCACAGAACTGGTTCTTTCGTGGGTCACGTACGTCAGAGTATGCGAAGCATCGACATTCATCAATCACGCTACAGACCATTTATTATGTAGCAATATAATAATGGACACCGAAATATATTCAGAGGCAGTCATCAAGAGATTTATGAAGAAAAATCTATTCTTCAATGACCCAGTTCTTGAAAAATACTACGAAGAGAACAATCTATCCGCGTTCAGGAAACGTGTACACAGACTCCACCGTAAGGAAAGTTTCGAAAAGATGGTGTACGCCTACGTGACGGATACAGTCCGTGATATTATTTTTAAAACGATTGGGGAACTCTCAGAGTATACCAAATCTATGGGGGATCTCATAATTTCGGGTGGTGAAGCATTCAATTTGTACCTTGATAGACAAGACCGTCTCATCTCGAGTGATATAGATACAAAGTTCATTCCCAGATTCAAATACAACGACAAGTACTTTGGTAAACTCCAAGCGATAAAGTTGTTGATTTGGAACAAATTGGGGGAGATGGCGGCAAAGATGAACACGAAGGTGCGACAGCGTTTATCCAAGACGAGTAAACTTACCCGATTTATGGGTTTTGGATTCTCAGAGACTGGACCGTACGTGACGAGACGCTACACACTCATCAAGAAGAAGAAATCTGGGGTTGGGCGTGAAGCCACAAAGAGTGATGTTTTCATTGATGTTGAATTGTTTGCGCTCGATCTCCACGTGAGGTACTTTTCGATTCAAAAGGGTGCGATCCAAAAGGAAATCATTGGGGGTATTTTAGATTTACCTTTCATGCGTCCAGGTGAATTTGGGTATGAGGTTGTCCAGTCCAAGAAGCAGGGTATCACGTACAAAAACAAAGATACACAGGTGATGATTCACGATAAGCGTATATATGTCGCAGGAAAGCGATTTCTCTTGGATGATGTGTACCTCATGCAAAAACTTGGACTCCGCCCAGAGAAAAAGGAGAAGGACCGTCAACGTATGTATAAACTGTCGAAGATGATTGCGACAGCGTCCAAAATTAGTCCAACGGACAGTATTAACTCTATATATCAGAAGACCTACAATAAGATTAAGAGTCACCGAGTGTTACCTCGTCGTGAAGGGCGTGTAAGTATGGCCCTCGCCGCCAAAGTGAACCCCCAGAGTTACAGTGAATACACCACAAAACCCGTTACAGAGCGATTATCTAGACAGATTGTGTATGGTGTGAAGGCGTCACTCCCAAGTATCAACATCCCAGGATACGCACGAACATACGGCGCACAACGCTTTAATGTGAACACCCAGGAGTGGGTGAAGAACAAAACAACGGCATACGTCAAAAACGAATATAACTACAGACCACTTGTGGGTAAAAACATTCCTGAAAATGTGGATACCTCAAAGATATTGTATGGGTACAAACCAGTCCGAGACAAGTGGGTCCCCCCACAAATCTTAAGAAAGGCGTCCCAAATCCCGTTTGTTGGTTTAAAGAATTAACTCGTATACTAGACATAAAATGTTGTACCAACCCCCAACTAAAGGTGATGACGGTCTCTACTTTGTAAAGGCGCTCAATGATACGAAGCGCAAGTGCCTCGTCCAATTGAATAAGGTAAAGATTGCCGATGTATCAGGCGACATCGTTCTTGACCTCGTGTCGGATACGAACACCAAGACGATTGAGGATATCGATGCCCTCAATCTCGCAGCGGCGCACGACAATTGTGAGGTTTGGTTCGGAAAGCAACTCTCCGAAAATGTGATCAAGGGTGCCTACACGTCAAGTGTCGTTGATGGTCAAGTCACAGGCGAGCGCATCGAGAACACCAAGGTTTTTAACACTCAACAGGACCCGGTCGATTTTGAAAGTGTCCAGCCCGGCAAGACGTGTGATGTCATCCTCGAGTTTGCTGGAATTTGGTTCGCCAAGAAATCTTTTGGGTCCTCTTGGAATGTTGTCCAGGTCAGAGTTCACCCAGACCCAATCTTGGATACTTACCCAGAAGAATATGCCTTTGTTGACGAGGTTGAGGAATAAAAAAATTGTTGAACATATATAAAAGATGATGAAGAAGGGTCGTACTCAGAACCTCATGATGGTCGCCGCCGTCGCCGTGTTGGTCTACTTGCTCTTCACTATGACGTCCAAGTCTAAATACTCTATTGAAGAACGTGAATATTCCGCGTTTGGTGCCGCTCCATCCGCCGCCGGCCCAGCCGCGGCCCCAGTGCGAAGTGGTTGTGGTATGGAACGTGGTGTTGGCTTAGCCTCCTCCCTCCTCCCACGTGAAGTTGCGTCTGCTGAGGACTTTGGTGAGTTCGCTCCAGAAGACATCCTCGCGGGTCAAAACTTCCTTGAACCACGTCAACAAATTGGTTTCCCAGAGACCGTTGGTGGTGCTTTGCGTAACGCGAACCAACAAATTCGCGCGGACCCACCAAACCCCAAGGACCCATTTGTGTGGAACAACAGCACCATTGTACCAGATTTGATGCAACGTGATTTGTGCTAATTCGCTTAAAGATTAGACCTTAGCTTTATGTAATAATGTCAGTGCCCAACGAACTCTCTGCGAGTGTCGCCAAACTTGTTGAACTCTCCAAACAGCTCACTGAAGCAAAATCTGATATCAAAATCCTCAATCAAGAAGAGAAACGCCTCAAGGAGGCGGTGAAGAAGCATATGCTTGACCAGGGTATTGATACCATTAACCTCAGGAAAGGTAAGATTAACCTCCGTACATCCGTGCGGAAAGGGACTATGAATAAGGACGCTATCCGCGAGGGACTTCTCAAGTTTTTCGGTGGCGATGAAGCCAAGTTGGAGGGTGCCCTGAACGCCATCCAGGATACAATTAAAGTAAAAGAATCCACATCTATCTCGTTAACTGGGATAAAAGAGAAAGCCCAAGAAGAAGATAAGTAAAACCAATGGTTTGGAGTCAATACGTTTACGAGGCGAGTGCCAACACAGACGTCATTCCAAGCGATGAGGAAGACATTGAAGATGAACTTCATCTCAGTATTGAGGATTGGCACATCAAGTACTCAGATGAACTGTGGGCGTTGTGGGATATAATTCAACAACTCCTCAAAGACGCATATTTGGAACACTCGCTCCTTACAGAGTGTGATTTCTCAGATTTTGCAGAGTTTTGTTACACCGAGCACGACGATGATTGTGACTACGTATGGATACCATATGAGTTCCACTTGTCGTACATTTGGCGTCGAGTCCAGGAGTGCGTTGATGATTTGGGCATGTACAACGAATTTATGTCTGGTGCAACATTTGACCACTGGGTTCGATTCGTAGCCCAACACAGTATGCAAAATAATATAACAGTATATTAAACCATGCTCCCCGATATCACGTCCCAAAAGGTCGCCATTCCAGCCGCTCTTTTTTTGGCGCTCAGCCCAGGTGTTCTCTTGACCACCACGGGCAAAAACGTCAAGTTTATGTCCGGTCAGACCAGTCAGATGGCCGCTATGTTCCACGCACTTGTGTTCTTCCTCGTGTACAGTCTCGTGGCCAAGGTGATGGGTCTCGTGTTGACGAAGACCGATTTGATTGTGACGACGGCGCTCTTCTTGGCGCTCAGCCCAGGTCTCCTCTTGACCATCCCACCAGGTTCTGGTGGTCTCATCCGCTCTGGACAAACGAGTGTCGCCGCGGCGTTCACCCACTCGGTCGTATTCGCGGTGGTGTTTGCGCTTTTGCGTCGTCAATTTCCTCAATTCTATTAAATAGGAGGATGAGGTACCTTGTTTTAGGTCCAGCCTCAATGGGTATATACTCATTGATTGGAACTCTAAAGGCACTTGAACCAAAACTTGTCGATGTAAAGGAAATATCCGGAGCATCCGCGGGTTCAATTTTAACGCTTATGTTAGCACTGGGGATGTCTGTGGATGAGATTCTGGAGGTCTCTTTATCACTGGATATCTCCAAACTTGTTAAAGTACGCATCGGCTCCTTCTTTAACAAATTTGGTTTTGTTGATATGGAACCCATCCGTGATACACTTGTAACTATATGTGGGTCTGACCCCACGTTTGAGGAATTGGATATGAAGATTTACGTGTCGGCGTACTGTTTGAATTCCTCGTCGACGGAGTACTTTTCTAGGGATACACACCCCAAGATGAAGGTCATAGATGCAGTGTGTATGAGTATAGCAGTGCCTCTCCTATTTTCGTGTGGAAAGTACCAGGGTCGGACGTACGTTGATGGTGGAACGCAGGAACAGTACCCAGTGACGCCATTTTTAGATAAGAAGCCACACGAGATTACGTGTGTAAAATTGAAAATGGAACAGACGTACCAAGACAATATAAATAATCCTAGACAGTTTGTGGAGTCTCTCATTAGGTCAACACTCATAAATCGCGTCGAGTACAAGGATAGTTCAAATGTAATAGAAGTAAATGTAGGTGATACCAATATTTTCGACTTTAGTATGTCTTATGAAGATAAGATACGATTGTATAATATGGGGTACTTCACTGTTAAATAATGCATAACAATTTTTTGTTAGTTTAATATAAATGTTAGACGCGTGCGATCCAGACGCGGATATAGAAAACCTCAGACAATTAATCAAATTGAACACGGGGGTAAATATTAAACTCACAAAAAGTCAAATATGCCAAGCGTACGATGAAATTCAGGGGGGTAAATTGCCTTTACCACCACTGGTTATGAGTTCTGATAGGACTTACTTGGTTGATAAGAAATCACCTTTGAAGCCAAAAGACTATGAACTTCTTTTTGACGCAACGACAAAGCGCGTAGACCTCAAGAGAATTGCGCGCAAAGTTGGTCTCAAGCAGGTTGAGCAGAAGACAAAAAGTCAAATTGTGGATGCTATTGGCAAACGCTTGCGTTATATGAAAATTCACGAACCCGTGAAGTTCGCGAGACAGGCACGGATTTCAGTTAATAGAAACACAGCAGTGAACAACACAGCAGTGAATGTTAACGTGAACACCACCAACATCAACCGAGTGAACACGAATGTGAACCGAGTGAACACGAACGTGAACCGAGTGAACACGAACGTGAACCGGGTGAACACGAACGTGAACCGGGTGAACACGAACGTGAACCGGGTGAACACGAACGTGAACCGAGTGAACACGAACCGCGTGAACCGACCAAAAAATTCTAAATTGTCGCTCCCAAGTGGTGGACTCTTTATGCGAGGTGCACAACCAAAGTTTTTGGGTGGAACTATAAATGCGGTGAAACAACCCAAGGAAAAGAGGGGATTTTTTGCGAGTCTCTTTGGTAAAAAGGAAAATAAGAACTTTATTGCCTCCAATAAGTTCAAGGAATCCAAAGAGGGTTATGTTTTTAGAAAAGGAGAAAAGGGATTGGGTTACTACTTAAATACGGGTCGCATTCAGGGACCTCAAATACCATCGGCTAATACCATTCAACCAACCCTAACTAATGGACGAACAGGTAATAATATATCACTTGACCTCGCCACTGCCCAAATTAAGCAACTTGGTCTCAAGAGAGAACAAAAGTTTTTATCGAAACTTGAAGCTGGTGGAGTTCAACGTAAGAGAGTCATCGCAGAAGCTGAACAAGCCAAACAAGAGGAAAATGAACTCGTGAGCTTTTTGGAAGGTCTTAATCTAAATAATACGAATCGTAATACATTTGTTCGTCGTATGACTACCGATGACTTCAAACAAATCAAAAGCGAGGCACAAATAAAGGCGGGCAAAAATGGTATGACGAATGAACAAAAGATGTCCACATTTCTCGAATCCCTCACGATGAATAACGCGAATAAAAATTCATTTATGCGTCGCGTGAGAGAGGAGGGGTCTAATGTTAACGCGCTCATTGAGGAAGCCAAAAGTCTTGTCTCATCCCAAAAGAATGCACGGATTTCAAAGAAAAAGGAAGAATTCCAAGCTATGATTACAAACTTAAAATTGAATAATTCGGATAAAAATGCTTTGATGAACCAAATTGAAAATACTACAAATTTGAATACTATGAAGAACCGAGCACAAAAACTTGTAGAACAGAGAATGGCGGAAAAGAAAGAACAAATCGCGAGTAATCTTGCGTCATTCTTGACGCCCTTGAAGATTAATCAATCAAATAAGAATACTTTCTTGCGACGATTCAAAAATGAAAATGCAAACATCAACAGTATCAAGAGTGAAGCTCTCGCGCTTGAAAAATTGGCTCTTAACATCAAAAACACGAATGCGATTTCAAATAAAAAGCAAAAACTTCAAGAAGTTTTGAACAAGACCAAACTTTCCAACGTGAATAAAGATTCTTTCCTAAATCGGTTGAATAACAAAAATGCGAATATGAATACAATCATAAAAGAAATCAAGGCGCTTAATACAGTTTTACAACAAAAGGACAAGAATTCATTTGTAAAATTCTTGAATGAATTGGGTCTCGATAACGCAGATAAATCTGCAATGATTTCTAAATACGAATCAAAAACGCTCACAATAAATGCTCTCCAAAACAACGCGAGAGCATTGAAGAAGGCAAAGGTGAATCAAAAGAAGTCTTTGAACCGAAAAATGTTGAAAGACTACCTCGAGAGTGTGTCTTTATCAAATGATGTGAAAGCAAATATTGAGAGACGATTTAATTCTAATGAAGCCAACTTGAACACCCTACGAAGTGAAATCAATGGATTGATTAAGAAAGCAAAGAATACAAAGTTGGCTGAAAATAAGCAGAAGTTTGTGACGAATGTAAGGTCTACAATTCTTTCACCCAACGATCAAAATGTATTTATTCGAAGATTAAACACAAATAATGTGAACATTCCATCGATGAGATTGGAAGTCAACCAAATGGTTGCCAAAATGATTGAAAAACAAAAAAGCAGAGACCGATATGAACTTGAAGAATATATGAAGACAATTGGACTGTCCAATACAAACAGAAATTCAATTCTGGGTAAGTTTGATGCAAATAATAAACTTACAGTTGAAAGTATCAAAAAGGAAGCCAATGCTATGTTACAGTTACGAAAACAGGAACAACGGGGTACGGATGTAGATATACTCTCTGTACACGCCAAGAAACTTGGACTCCCACAAAAAAACATAAATAGCCTTGTGAGTCAACTGGAGCGTGAGAGTCTAAATTCTTTGATAGCCCAAGCAAATCGAATGTCTAAAAATGTACGCGATAAACGAACTCGTGAACGCGATGAACTGTACCAATACATTAATAAACTCAATATGAATGTCGCAAATAGAAATGCGATTATGAATAAGTTTAACACAACAAATGCAACGGTTAACCGACTCAAGAATGAAGCGGGTGAGATACAGAAAAGTCGTAGGTCTGAAAAGAGAAGTAGTCTCCGTGAATTCCTTGATACACTTGAGTTGAGTAATTCCAATAAACGGGGGATATTAAATAAATTCAATGCAAACCAAAGTGTGTCTTTGAACGCTTTACGAACGAACGCTGCCGAACTTGTAAAACAAAGAAAGAATAAAAAACAACTTGCATCTAGACTTGAATTGGTTAAACATTTGAATACACTCGATTTAAGTGAGTCGAACAAAAGTAAGATACTCAAGAACTTTAATAGTAAAGTCACCAACTTGAATACACTCAAGAACCGTGCTTCACAGATAAGTGCTCAACGCAAAGAACTTTCAAACTTGATTCGTGAATTGGGTATCAATGGAACAGAACTTCTCAAGAAGTTTGATAACAAGGTGTCGAGTTTAAACAATCTCAAAGCGAATGCGAAGAAAATGCGAAACCTTATACAGGCAAAATCAGTGAGTAACAAGAAGGATAGACTTCGTGACTATATGAAAAATACACGTCTCACAAATACAAACAAACAATCGTTTATCAACCGCGTAGAAGTCGATACTAATATTGAGCCTATCAAACGTGAGATACAAGAATTGAATACTGTTCTCAAAGGAAAGAACACCGAGCTCGCTCGAAAGAAGTCTGAACTCAGTATTTACTTGAACGGTCTCAGTAACTTGACTCCGGATGAACGAACGATGTTAATGAAAAAGGTTGTGAACGCAAATACAAATATTAATTCAATTAAAAATGAAGGTCAACGATTAAATCAAAGTGTAAAGAAAAAACGTCTCGAGGCGGAGAAAGCCAAGAGGGAGAAAGAAGTCAAGAACTTGTCAAACAAGCTCAACACCCTTTCGAACTTGACGAATGAAAACCGTAAGGCATTTCTCAACAAGTTCAATACCAATGGTGCTCAAAGGGTTATCGAGAATGCGAGCACATTGAACGCCAATCGGAAGGAAATGAAACGCGAACAAAAGAAGGCTGAGGAAGAAGCCAAACGAAAGGCTAGGAACAAAATCACAAAGAATGTAATCACTGAGCTTCGAGGTCTTACCAATCTCAAACGCGAGAACCGTAAGAGGTTTATGAACAGACTTCCCACCAATGGCGCCAGTGCAGTTTTAAAAAACGCGAGGGTTTTGAACGCAGATAGAAAATCAAAACGTGAAGCTCA